AGGCATGTACTGCTGTGTCTGGCTAACTATGCAGACAAGGACGGGCGCGGGGCATTCCCATCCGCGACGAGCCTGTCCGATGACACGGGCCTGGCAGTGCGCACGGTTCGCTACAAGCTGGAGCAGCTTCAGGAGCTGGGGGCGATTCGCCCGGGCAATCAGGCGATTGCTGCGGCGTATATCGATCGTGGCGACCGTCGCCCAGTGGTGTATGACCTTGCCATGGAGCGGGGTGCATCTGTTGCACCCCGAAGCGAGCGGCCTGCAACCGTTGCACCCCGTAAATCAGAACGGGGTGCAAATGACGACACAACGGGGTGCAAACCACAACACGACGGGGTGCAATCTACGACCGAACGGGGTGCAACGGTTGCACCCAATCCGTCACTAAACCATCAAGGAACCACCAGTGATCCGAGTGACGCGCGCACGCCGTTCGCACTCGATCTGAACTGGAACCCGGACGCTGCCCGACTTCGAGCGGTTTCGTTTGCCGCTGGGGTGAGCGTTGAGGCGTGCATGGAAGCGCTCGGCGCATTCCGTGTTCACCATGAGGCCAAGGCCCTGGCGTTCACCTCTGCCGAGTGGCACGCCAAGCTTGTGACCTGGGCGAAGCAGGATGTGGTGCGCGGTGCGGCCAGCAAGGTGGCGCCCATTGCAGCCGCTCGCCAGGCCAAGCCCCGCGTGGTGACGGTATGAGCGCGCCGCGCAACGCTGGCCAAGTGGCTGCCAGCCTGAAACCCCAAGACATCACCCAGGCCCATAACGCTCAGCAGGTGGTGATCGATGACGCCACTCAGGTGGCACTGGCCGAGCTGATGCAGCGCCTGAAGGGCGTTTACACCGGCTGGCGCCAGGTGTGGCCGAGCGAGGCGGAAGAGTTCGCCTGGCAGGACGAGTTCCTGGCCGAGTGCATCCGTTCCGGTGTGCTGCAGCAGGGGCTGATCGACCAGGGCATGCGCACGGCAGGCAGCGATCGCCGGCCGTGGCCACCGACGCCGGGTGAGTTCGTGAGCTGGTGCCTGGCGCCCGTGGCATTCGGCCTGCCGAGCGAGGAGAAGGCCTACAAGATCGCCATGCGCAACACGCATCCGGCCCAGGCCGGCATGGCGCGCTGGCCACACCCGGCGCTGTACCACGCGGCCGTCGCCTGCGGGTACCTGGCGCTGCAGAACCTCGATCGCAAACTGGGCTTCAAGCTGTTCAGCGACAAGTACCTGGAGCAGCGCCGGCGGATGGCGCGCGGTGAGGAGCTGGCGCCGGCACCCGTGGCCGCGTTGCCGGCACCGATGCGCAAAGGGGCGCCGGAGGTGGCCAATGCGCACCTGGCGAAGATTCGGGGGATGTTGGGAGGTAGGCGGTGATGCGCGTAGAGCGTTATCGATTCGCCCTCTACTCCCGCGCTGACAAGCTGGGGCTGGCTGCTGATCGCGGCCAGCCAGTGGCGCTGTTCGCGTGCAGGGCCACTGCCGAGGCGCATGGCCGCAAGCTCTATGGCGAGCTGGCCGAAGTGGTTGAGCTGAGCAACGAGCAGGGGCTGGCGCCATGACCATCGGCTGGGCACCGAAGAAGAACCGCGATGGCGATGTGGTCCCGAACTGCTGGATCACGGATGCGGGCTACACCGTTGCGGAGTTCCTGGTTGATGACCAGCAGGTTTACACCGTCACCGCGCCTGGCCAGTCGGTAGCGCTCGCGTATCGCTCCGGCCGTGACGGCGTGGTGCAGGCGGTCACCGATCACATGGCCGGTCGGGCTGTGGCGAAGTTCGAAGGGGAGGGCGCGTAGTGGCGAGCAAGAAGGCAGGCATGCGCTCGGTCGGAGAGGTGGTGGAGTGGTGGCTGTCGCGCATCGAGGGCGACCGCACGCGCAGCGAGAAGTATCGCGGCAGCATGGGCTCGCTGATGCGCCGGCATGTGCTGCCCCGCGTTGGCAAGGTGGCGCTGCGCAAGCTGGATCGGGTGCTGCTGGACGACAAGCTGGTTTTCCCGATGCATCAGGAGTTGGCGCCGCGCACGGTGCAGAAGGCGCTGCAGGGGCTGCGCCAGGCGTTCCGTATGGCCGAGACGCAGGGGCGCATCGAGGCCAACCCGCTGGCGGGCACCACCTTCCGCGATTTCTACAAGGGCAAGCTGCGGCCTAAGCCAGCGGCGCTGTCGCGCGTCGACCTGCAGGCGTTGGTGCAGCACCTGGTGGAGGTTTTCAACCGTGACCCGGCCAAGGGGATGCTGCCGCTGATGATGCTGGCGCACGGCACGCGCATCGCCGAGACGCTGGCGGCTCGCTGGTCGCATATCTCGCTGGACGAACGGGTTTGGGTGATCCCTGAGGCGAACACGAAGAGCCGGCGGGAGCATGTGCTGCCGCTGACAGCTCAGGTGCTGGGCCTGCTGGCCAAGTATCGGCAGGCGCTGCCCGATGCCCGCATGAAGGCGGCCTGGCTGTTCCCGGTTCGCGGCGGTGCTGCCATGGCGCTCACCAGTGGCCATGCGCTGATGCGCGAGGTGAGTGGCCGGCAGTGGACCAGCCACGACCTGCGCAAGCTGATGCGATCGAGCCTGGCGGATATCGGCGTTGACCACATGGTGGGTGAGCTGCTGATCAACCATGCGCTTGGCGTGACCACCGAAACCTACCTGACCCGTGACGCGATGGAGCGTCGGCGCGAGGCGCTGGAGCGCTGGCATGCCCGTCTCGATGAGTGCGGTTTTGCGGGTGCTCATGGAGTGAAAGCGGAATGAAAGTGGCTGTTCCTGCATTTCTGCATTCTGGCTGCGCGCCAGTGCTGGCGGGCGTTTCCGCCGAAACCAGTATTTCTACGTGGGGAGGGTGAAAAACATGCTTACGAGGCGTTCTTTCCTCAAATTGATCGGTGTTGCTGCCGCTGCCGGGGTGGTTGTTCCAGCCCTGCAATCCGGACGTGATCCCTACGTCATGAAGGGCGAGCTGGTGGACTACATAGGCACTCATCGCCCGGGCGGCTTCATCGGCGCATGCAGTGTTGTGGAGGTTCACCCATGGGATGGCGTTGGATATCCCGTTGACGTGAGGCCGAACACGTTCGGTCGAGGTGATGAGCGCGAGCGTTACTACGACGCCGACCTGGCCAACATGCTGCGCGAGGTGCCGGCGAAGTTCTGGCACAACCCCGCGAATCAGAAGTACCCCAACGTGCACACCTACATTCGCGTTCAGCGCTTCGGCGAAACGATAGAGCAGGCGGTGCGGCACCTGAACCTCTACTCGGCGGGGCGCGCATGACCATTCAGCAGATCCTCCTGCCATGGCCTGCCAGAGCGCTGAGCCCGAACGCGCGCGGCCACTGGTCGCAGAAGAGCAGGGCAGCGAAGTCGTACCGCATGCAGTGCTTCCTGTTCGCCAAGAAGGCGGGGTTGGTTGCGCCGCCCGGTCGCATCCTGCTGCAGCTCGAGTTTCTGCCGCCCACTGCGCGCCGCCGTGACGATGACAACCTGCTGGCCTCGTTCAAGGCTGGCCGCGATGGCCTGGCCGATGCGCTGGGTATCGATGACAGCCTGTTCGTCAGCCAGGTGCAGATCGGTGAGGTTCATCGCGGCGGCGCGGTGCGGGTGACGCTCTCGCCGTATCGGCCAGAGGCGCAGCAGTGAAGGCGCGCCTGATTCCGTTGGAACGGTGCGAGGTGTGCCGAGGCGCTGGCCGCATCCGGGGCATCTTCCATCTCATGGCTTGCGCTGGCTGCAACGGTGGCGGGTTCGTGAAGCCTGATGGTACGGCGCTGGAGTATCCCGAGTTGGTCGAGCAGCTGCGCCTTCGCCTGGCCATGTCGGGCGATGAGCGCAAGCGGATGCAGCGCGTCCTCCAGCAGGCCGGCTTGATGCCGGAGCAGGGCGCGGCGGTTGGTTATCAAGGCAACAACAGGAAGGGCGCCGGCGGGGCGCACTTCACAGGGGATTGAGGGGAAGGTCATGGTTTATTCGAGCGTATTGAGTGCAGTGGTGTCGGCCCTGGCGGCTGAGTGCAAGGACAGCACGTCTCGCCAGGCCTGGCAGAAGTTGATCGATCTGGATACGGCGATGGTCGGGCGGGGTGGCGTGCCTGATCGCGACCTGATCGACTGCTGGGTGTTCGCCCGCCTGCATAGCGAGTTGATCCCGCGGCACTGGCACGCGCTTGCGGCCCGGTATGGCACGCACAAGGGGCGCAAGGTGAGCGCCATCAGTGCGCTGGCCCCGCTGATCGCCTCGCCAGCGCCGAAGTTGTTCGTATACAAGGCAGTGACTGCCTGGGCTATCCCGCCTCTGAAGGGCGCCGAGGGCAAGCGCTCGTCAGACATGATCGTGCTGCCGGCCTCGTTCTACGATATGAACACGTGGGATCTGGCGGCCAATCCTGAGCGCACTCGCCGGCGCTGGCGGCAGGGCGTTGGTGCTGTACTGGATGAGATGGTCAAGGAGGCGCTGCAGCATGCCGAGACCATCCTGCAGGCAGAGGGCGTTTTGTTCTCACATGCCGCTTGACTTGAATGACCGGATGGCCGAAAGTTTCTCCATCCTGTCGATCTTACGCGTTCAGGATTGAGAATCCCGAAAGCCCGGCCACTGCGCCGGGCTTTTTCGTTTCTGATCGGCGGCGGATTTCCCTAGCCCGTCGCCATGCCCGCCGAGTGCGGGCTTTTTATTTTGGAGAGGCACATGGTGGACCCGACTACCGCAGGCGGTGCCGTGCTGGCCAAGTACGGGGCTGTGATTGCCGGTTTCGTGGGCGCCATCCTTTCGCTCAGCTTTCTCAAGGGGCTGACCCGCAAGGAGGCGGTGGTGGCGGTGCTGACCGGCTTTGCATCGTCTGTTTTCACTACTCCGTTCGTGGTGGCTTACTTCGGCCTGCCGGGCGATCTGGAGTCGCGCTATGGCGTTGCCTTCCTGATCGGCCTGCTGGCTATGAACCTGATCCCTGCTGTGAAGGCGGCGCTCGAGCGGATACTCGCCCTGCGAGGTGCCTGACATGGCAACGCTTCTTATTGGCTTCGATGCCGTGCTGTGCGTCCTGATCATGCTGGCCGCGCTGGACTACCTGCGCGCAGTTTTCTTCATGGACCAGCCGGTGGTGTGTTCGGCGTTCTACCTGGTGGTGATCGGCGCCTTCGGCATGCTGGTGTCGCTGTACGCTGGCAAGCAGCCTACGATTTGGGAAGTGCTGCTTCACCTCGGGGTGACGCTGTACGCAGCAGCTCACTACCCGCAGATCTTCGTGCATGAGTGGCATTGGGACGGCAAGGAGCGCCGACAGCATCGGCCATGACGTTCAAGGTCACATTCACCGGCCTGCGTGAGCGCCTGCAGACGCTGGATCGTTTGGAGCGTGAGCAGCTGCCCTTCGCCGCGGCGCTGGCCCTGACCCGAACTGCACAGGAGGTGCAGAAAGGCGTGCGCCAGGAGATGGACACGGTTTTCGACCGGCCCACCAGGGCAACCCTCAACAGCCTGTTCATCCAGCCAGCTACCAAGGACAGGATGGAAGCGAGGGTGTGGATCAAGGACGGGCGCAGCACGAACGGTGCCGGCAACCTGGTTGGGCAAGAGGGGCAGTGGGGCAAGGGTAGGGCAGCGTCCACCTGGCTCACGCCGCAGGTGTACGGCGGTGGGCGCAGCGAGAAGGGATTCGAGAAGATGTTGCGCCGCAAGGGCGTGCTGGGCTCTGGTCGGTACGTGGTGCCAGGCGACAAGCTGGACCTGGACCAGTACGGCAACATCGGGCGTGGTCGCCTGAACAAGATGTTATCCGGCGCTCAGCTCTTCACCCAAGAAGGCTACAACGCAAACGCCACCGATAGCCGTCGCTCCATGCGCAAGGGAAACCGTCGCTACTTCCTGCTCAAGAAGGGCAGCAGGCCTATCGGCATTGCTGAGCGCTTGGGCTATGGCAAGGGCAGCAAGAACAACATCCGCATCGTCCTCGCCTTCGTGCGCGGGCCTTCGTACACCAAGCGCCTCGACTTCTTCGGGGTTGCTGAGCGCATCGCTGAAGATCAGTTGCCCATCCAGTTCGAGCTCGCTCTGGCACGTGCCCTCGGCACTCGCCGTCGATGATGCACCATGGTGGTGCGCTTTGGGTCCTCCCCGGGTGGGGGTGCCCCGAGGGTAATTCGGGCCCCGCCCTTCCACTATGTATGGGCATTTTTCGGAGGTTGGTTGTTGTTTAGTCATGGCCAAGAACGAAACAACCAAGCAGCCGGGATGGTTGAACAAGTCCGAGATGGCGAAGTCGCTCGGCATTTCCCCGCAAGCCTTTGATAAATGGGGCGTTGAGCCCGTCGCTCGGGTTGGCCGTGAGGCCTTCTATCGGGTGCAAGATGTGGTGCAAAACCGCCTCGACCACGCTGCGCGGAAACAACAACTCGACGGGGTGGGAACCGAAGGCGTCGATCCGATGATCGAGTACAAGCTCACGCAAGAGCGCCTTCGATTGACAGCCGCCCAGGCTGACGCCCAGGAGAAGAAGAACCAGGTAGCCGACAAGCAGCTGGTGCCAGTGTCATTCGCGACGTTCGCGCTTGCCCGTATCGCCGCCAAGATCGGCTCGAAGCTGGAGACCGTTTGCAAAACCGTCAGCCGGCGTCACCCCGAGCTGGATGCCAGGATTCTCGAAAGCTTCGAGCGGGAGCTAGCCCTGGCCCGCAACATCGCCGCGGAGTTTGGCGATGACCTACCGGGAATCCTCGATGACTACCTCGCAACCCTGGATCAATGACCTCGGGAGCGCGGTCAAGCTAGGGTTGCAGGCGCTTTACAAAGAGCCGCCCATGACGGCGGTGGAGTGGGCCGACAAGCATTTCTACATGTCGGCCGAGTCCTCCTACAACGAGGGCAAGTGGGAAACGGCGCCGTTTCAGGTTGCCATCCTCAACGCGATGGGCAACGACCTGATCAAGGTCGTGAACTTCGTGAAGTCGGCG